GACCAATGAACTACTTGCAATAGCACTTCCGCAACCATAAGTCTTAAACCTAGCATCTTCAATTATTCCTTGTTCATTCACTTTAATCTGCAACTTCATTACATCACCGCAGGCAGGTGCTCCCACCATACCTGTTCCTACGGAATCGTCGCTCTTGTCAAAACTACCGACATTTCGAGGATTCTCGTAATGATCAATAACTTTGTCTGAATAAGCCATTATTCGTCTATCCTTGTGTAGTTTAAAACATTACCAACACCATACTGAGCTTCACCTAACATTTTTGCTTCATAGTCATTTGAAGCCCAGATAATAGTATTAGCGGTTTGATAATCGTTAACACGTACCCAAAGTTGATACTTGTACATTTATATCTTATAGTGTAAAGGGCAACCACATCCATAACGCCTGGCTAACAAACAAGCTGCCGGCGGCACCCACAACTAGGCTAACCCAAAACATTGGCATACTAACTGCAAGAATACTAGCAGTCAATAGTACAATAGCAATTTGTAACACACTGCCTCCCCAGGTGAACCAAGGAGATTTTTGTCTAGCCAGTTCGCGTTCAGCTTCTAAAGCCTTAGCCTTTTCCATAATTTCTTTTTTATCAGACTCCATGCGTTTGGCTTCAGCTTCAAATTTAGCCTTGTTCTCAGGAATTTTAGCTTCTACTGCGGCAGTTTCATACAAAACCTGACGAACGTTTTTAGCCTGATACCATGCCCATTGATTGTTAGCACTAATAGTATTATTCATAATCTTACTACTATTCTGTCCACCAATCATAGTATTAATTGCTAGAATAGCTGCTAAAAAAACAATTACAAAACCTGCTTTATCTTTTATTTTTGCTTCACGCTCTGAACGTGAAAGCGGTTTAACTTCGCTCATTTTTTTTCCTTATTGATGACAAGTTCTTGTTCGTGTAATAGTGCCATCTGCGTGTTGTGTTTCCGTCCACGGTGTACAATTTTCTTTCTGTTGTACAACGATAGGCGGATTTTGAACTATCACTGGCGGATTTTGAACCACTGTTGTTTCTGGACGAGTGATAGCATAAACTACAGCACCTCCTACAACGGCTGGAACTACCCAACCTAAGTGTGGATGCCAATGTCTATGATGATGTCCATGATGCCAACGATGCCCGCCATGTTGGGCAAATGCTGTTGAACTTAAAGTAAGAGCCAATGCTGCAATCAGAGTTTTCATAATAATCTCCTTGTTATTTAATAACGCCTAAGGTGTTATTCAAGTTTACTGTCCTTCTTCTGGAATACAGCCATAATTTTGGCTTTGACCACTTTAGCCCATGTTGGTTCTGGAATGTGCCATCCTACAAAAGCACCAACCAGCACCCAGAAAGCAATATCTAACATAATACACCTCCTTGAAGAGTGTATTAATATTTAGCCCATTATTTTGCTTCTTTTCGTGCGTTTTTAACTGCGGTTACATCGTTACGAACTTCTTTACAGAGTTTAGCTAGCTCTTGTAAGTGCTTGCGAACGCGAGTACCTGCGGCACCAACTTCTTTATCGTAGAACTTTTCAAAATCACCTTCCATGGCTTCTACAATTTTTGTAAATTCTTGAAATTTATTTGCTGACATTATAGTCTCCTTTAATTTGTTGCGCTAATAATTTAGCTGTTCCTGCAGACAAGGTCCATCCTAAATGGCCGTGTCCTGTATGATAATACACATTTTTGGCTTTTCTGCTTGGTCCGACAATGGGCATCATATTTGGTGTCATTGGACGTAAACATGCCCAACTACTGTAGTTATGAGTGTTTATTTCTGGAAAATTATTATGAACCCATTTAAGTAACGGTTCAATCCTGCTACGAGTAATGTCGTAGTTTTCCCCTGTTAATTCAGCAGTGCCTGCTATTCTAAATCTATTGCCTAACGAACTGGTAACAATTTTTGCCTGATCATCAAGGATACTTACTGACGGCAGTAATTGCTTATCCACATCGTGAATAGTGATACTATATCCCTTTACTGGATAGATAGGCAACCTATCTCCTATCGACTTAGCCAAATTAATACTGCCTATACCGGCTGCAATGACTACAATATCATAATAGGTATCTTCTTTGATATTTTCTAGTACAGTATTGTACCTAAATTTGACTTTGTATTTGTCTCTAAGAACGTTAGCAAGGTTATAGCAAAATTTATGTATATCACCGACAAAATCGCTATCGGTCCAAACACCCCCTATGATATTATTGATACTAGCTAGCTTAGGGTCTATACTTTTTATCTGAGATGGGAATACAATGTCCCATTCACAACCATTAGCAGTGTAGAGTGTTTTAGCTTCAATGGCCTTTTTGAAATATGCTTTATCTTTGTAGATATGCATTATTCCACTGGCATCGTAGTCGTAGTCTATATTTTCTTCAATTTGAATGTCCATTAGGGCTCTACGACTCTTTATACCTAGCCTAATAGTCTCGGCTGTGTTACGAGCATAATCATTATTGGCAGTATGATAAAGAAATTTTGCCAGCCATGTGGCCTTATCCCAGTCTAAACTGGGACGTATCAGCAGAGGCGCATCTTTTTTAAAAATCCATTTGACGCCTTTGACGATATTTGACCATGTGGTCCAAACTTCACTGTTGCTAACGCTAATCTGGCCTCCGTTAGCATAACTAGTCCGCATAGCAGGATGTAGTTCTTGATCATAAACAGTTACATCATGACCATCTTTAGCTAGGTAATAAGCAGAAGTTATGCCGGCAATTCCAGCACCGATAACCGCAATCCTCATAGTATCCCTAAATTTTCTTCAAGCCATAATTTACAATCTGGCCAATTTTTGTACAAAAATGCTCGGCCACCCTGTCTAATCCATTCTTCATTGTTACTTCGTCTGTCATCTATTAATATATCTTCAGGACTTTCGCATCTAATCCATTTATCATGACTGTATGGTCCGAAAAATACCGGAATACCAGGGAAATGAGTGTGCGCCCAAAAAACTTTATCTTGGAATGACCATGGCATATCGTTACCATGTGGGACCGCAGTTAAGAAATAAAGACCGCAACCAGTTTTTGCACTGTATCTTTTACACCAATCAACTAGTTCTTGTGCGCCTTCTCTTACGGATAATTTAGAATACATGCGCTGATCATCTTTTAGGCGACGCCATTGTTTATCAGGCACCATTTCACCTTGCTGCCATTCTATACGTAAGTATTTTTTAGCGTAGCCCATCCAATCGGCGACTACATCATCCATGTCAAGATAGATATTCATTAACAAAGTGTAGCAAATAGTTTATTAAAAATCAACCATTAGCAAACACATTTGACGAACCTGATGTTAGACTTTCAGTACCACCATACTTATCACCTAATCTGCCAATAGCTAGATTGTTAGCAAATACATTAGGACTGGCAGAGGATAGCGGTACTGAATGCCTTACACTACAATTCCTGCCACTCACACGATGACTTTGATTTTGATCTCCTAAACGTACAACACCAATATTGTTAATAAAAACGTCACCTGACCCTTGATCAGTCACTGTACTTCCATCGCAACCATGGTTAGTAGCTATTGAATCTGTTCCACTTTTACGAGATACTGCTGGCATAATTTATCCTGTTACTATTCCTCCAGCACTAACTGGCTGAATACCAGTAGTTTGGAAAATATACTGATCTGCAATGTTTTTATCAGTTAATCCCTTAAACATAACAGCATTTTTATTTATTGCATAATCTTTATCAGGATCTACAGTCATCATAACAGGTGCCATAGCTGGTCCATTTTTACTCATTGCTAACATAACTGGCTTGCTCAACACAATTTCCATCATGTCCTCACTTACATATTTTCCGATAACTTCTTCACCGGATAATAACTTTAAACTAACTGTGTCTCCAACACTGAATTTGTTCTTTTCAACTAACATTTTCTACCTTTTCTCTAAGAAATCCCACTAGCTCTGTATAACCGCCAACATGGATTCCATCAACAAAAATTTGAGGTACAGTTCTTGCATTAGGAACTGCTTCTAACAAGTCTTCTTTTGTATATCCGTCACCGATTTTATGTTCTTCAAACTGAATACCTTTTTGTTTCAAAAGAGCTTTAGCTTGGTCACAATAAGGGCAATTGTATTTGCTCCATAGTACAGCTTTCATTTTTCATCTATCCTTTCAATTTCTACTACCACTGACTCACCTAGTAGTTCTTGTGCAACCTGTTCTAGGCTTTTTAAAAATTCTGAATCAGCAATTAAAAAATCATCAGATTCTTTATCTTTGACAATTTTACTAACTTTTAATACGATTACATCTTGTTGAATTTTTGCCATGTTTACCTCCTAATTATAATGCGGGCAGAGCGTCGTAATCAACTACATCGCTCATAACACCGATAACATAATTAGTCGATTCATTTTCTTGTAAGGCAGTTTGTTTCTTACTGGTATCACTGTGTTTATTAAACCAAGGAATAGGAGTAGTTTTTGGTGCCGATTGTGCATATTTAATACCTATTTCTTTTAGAGCAGCCGCAGCAGTATAGTCAACAAAATCCTTAAGGATGGCAGCATTCAAACCGATTACTGGACCTTTCTTAAACAGATAATCTGCCCAGGCCTTTTCTTCTCGAATAACATCCATATACAATTGATATACTTCAACTTCACATTCTTGCTTGGCCTGGATAAAACGCGGATCTTCTTTGGCCACCTGATTGATAAGCCATGCAGTCCAATCTTTGTGTAGCAATTCATCTTGCAGTATTAAACTGATAATGTTGCCGTTGCCAATAAAAATCTTATTCTCAACCATTGCTAGACTTGTAGCAAATGAAACCATGAAGCGGAACGCTTCTAATGCGTAACTGGCGTTGAGTGCTAGCCAAATTGCTTTGATGTGCGTTGTTTCTAACACTGTTTCTTTTGTAGGATCGGCAATTTCTTTAAGAGAATTTAATCTATGTAAGTCGTCATAATACTTGCCAACACTGCTGGCCATGTCAACAATTTCTTTAGTGTCGTGAATTGTGTTAAACACTTCCTTGGGCACGTTGTAGATATTGCGAATAATATGACTGTAACTACGACTGTGAATATTAGTTTCAAAGAAAGTCCAGTTGTAGACTAATGCTTCCAGTTCTGGTAGACTTACGACCGGAGTAAAGATTTGACTTGGGCCGCGGCCTTGAAGACTGTCAAGAGCAGTTTGCCTAAGCAGATTGCTAGTGAAGATATGTTTAACTGCATCCGATGCATCCTTAAAGTCTTGTGCATCTTTGGTTAGACTGATTTCTTCTGGCACCCAAAAGAAACCACGAGCTGTCTTTTCAAAGTTTGCTAATTTATTGTATTTTACTTCTTCAAATCTTTGAATAGTAACTGGCCCGGCCGGGTCCAGAAACATCTTACGATTTAAATAATCTGTCTTTGTGTTTAGGTTGTATTGTTGTTTTGACATGTTAATAATTTCCTGAAGCAAGAACAATTTTACAAATGTGTTCTAATCTTTCAATGTGTTCATAGGCACGCCATGGGCTAGTATCAATAGCTACAACGCCGTGACCTTTAATACCTACTATATCGTAGGCAATATTTCCTTCTCGATCTAATTTTAAATTTTCATGACATTTATCTGCCAGCTCCTGACTAATAGGAGGAACGTCAGGCACATTAGGTGCTACCTTTGTATAACGGCTAAGTTCGGGAAAGGCACTAGTGATAGAACTAAGATCAATGCCGGCATGCATGGCTGCGACACAATAAGTTGGATGTACATGTACAACTACGCGAACATCGTTACTATGCTGTCCCAATCTCTTTTGCAATCCAAAGTGTAACGGAAGTTCTCCGCTGGGCTTTAAATTGGCACTGATATCGCTATAAGGTAATTCTATCCAGTTCCATCTTTCGGCCGGCTGGAACATAATACCAATTTTCTTAAACTGGTCCGGCTGTAGTGTTTGCTTACGCACACCGCTAGGGGTAATGTAAAAGTGATCACGATCGTGATGTCGAATACTTACATTACCATCGCGACTAGTAATCCAATTACGTTGATAGGCGTCCTTAAGGACTTCGCAAATAGTTTCTAGCATTATAGTTTACAGGCTTCACAATCTTCATCAGCCATTAGTTCACTGAAGTCTTTAGCTTCATGGAAACCGTTAATCTGATGACCATTAATTTTTGTGTCTTCTTGAACTCTTGCACCTTGTTTATTAATTAGACTATAATAAAAAGTTTTGATACCCCAATAATGAGCCAACATTAAATTTTTTGCAATAAGGGTAGTAGGAACCTTACGATCTGGGAAGTGTGCAGGATTATAAAATGTGTTGGTGCTAATACTTTGATCAACATAGGCTGCTAGAACTGCGGCGGTTTTGATATATCCATCACAGTTTTGTTGGTCCCACATCAATTGGTATTTGTTTTTTAATTTGTGGTAGTCTGGTACAACCTGTGTAAAAGATCCTGCCTTTGATTCTTTAGTTGAGATAAGCGACATAGGCATTTCAATGCCATTTGTACTGTTAATAACCACAGAACTAGATTCAACAGGAGCAATAGCCATAAGTGTTGCATTTCGAACTCCATGAAGTTTCATCTCCTTACGTAATGGTTCCCAATCTAATTCTGGAGCAAAATCAGTAAGATCATTAACACCAACTGCTCTACGCTCCCAAGGAAATATACCGCGGCCATAGAAAGTATGATCGCTATCTTTACAACGACCTCTTTCCTTAGCCAACTCCACTGTAGCCTCTGTAAGATAGAATGCCTGATGCTCCATCCATGACTTAACTTCGGACAATGCGTCTTTATCTCCATATCTTAATCCTCTCTTAGCATGCCAGTATGCAAGATTAGTTACACCAATACCCAATGGTTGTATCTCATCATTACTCAACTTAGATTGAATTGAGAGAAAGTCTTGGTAATCGAGAATATTACATAGACTACGCTGTAGTATGCGGCAAGCACGACGCATATCTTCTGGATTCCTGAAAGCACCCCAGTTGATACTGCCAAGTGTACACAAAGCAATACGGCCACAGTCATCATCGAGACGTTTAAAAGGTCTAGTAGGTAAAAGTATTTCACAGCATAGGTTACTCTGATAAATGGTATGATACTCTGGATCAAACGGCCCTTGATTTATTACATTATCAATAAACACAAGATAGATGCGGCCAGTATCAGTTCTCTCCTTTAGTATGCCACTTTTAAAAACTTCTTCGGCTGACATAGTTTTCTTACGTAAGCCTTTCTGCTTTTCATATTTTACGTATAGTTCTTCGAATACAGCAGTATCTTTATAGAAGGCTTCATAAAGGTCAGGCACTTCATTAGGGTCGAAGAATGTAATGTCTTCCTTGTTTTTAAAACGGCGCCAGAAGAATGCAGATAACACGACACCATAATCCATGTGTCGTACCCTGGTCTCTTCCGTACCTTGATTGTTTTTAAGAACGATAAGGTCATCAAACTGATGATGCCAAATGGGATAAAATACAGTGGCACTTGCATTGCGGATACCTCCTTGTGAGCATGAACGTAGATCACCAAACCACTTCTTAAGGAAAGGTATCATACCGGTGTGCATAATTTCACCTCCCCTAATAGGGGATCCCAACGGGCGTAGGCGTCCAATTTCTAGACCAATGCCAGCACGTTTGCTAGCGTACTTGGCCATCATTTCTCCGGATGCAAAGATACTATCCAAGTCGTCGTCACTGCGGATAAGAACACAACTACTAAACTGTTTAGTAGGTGTCCCGAGACCAGCGAGAACAGGAGTAGCGAGTGTAAACAGGCCATCCGAGGCAGCAGAATAGTATTCCTTAATGAATCGTATTCTGGCCGTGTTAGGTTCTTCACGATGAAACACAGTAGCCGCTGCAACCATATATCTAACCTGAGGAGTTTCATAGATTTCCTTTGTGCTACGATTACGCACCAGATACTTTTCAATTAGTTGTTCGATGGCAGCATACGAGTACAATTCGTCTTTTTCGTGATCTATGATCTCGTCCATCTTATTCCAATCTGATTCGGAATACCATTCGAGAAGTTCTGGTGTGTAAAGACCTACTGCAACATTTCGTTTGACGATTTCGTAAAGATGTGGCACTTCATAGCTGCCATAAACATCTTTACGCAACATACTTAAACGTTGTTTGCCTGCTACATATTGATAATTAGTGTGTCCGAGATCCGGATTAGATTCGACATCAATGAGATTAACAATAGCACGTATAGTAATTTCGTCTATTTCTTTAGTGGTGATACCATCGTAGAAATGTGGTTGTGCTTTGATTTCGATCATTGACTGACTTACATCTGCTATTCCTCTGCATACCTTAGCTATTTGATTTTGCCATTTTTCAATAGTTAATGGTTCTCTCTGTCCGTTTCTTTTTATTACTGTAATGTTCGTCATAATCTTATCTTTTCGTTGTTGGAGGTTCGTATTTAGTGAAGCGGTCTCATGGGGTAAATCTTCTGTGCGTGTAGTGTTTTCGGTGTAAAATCAATAGGTAACCACCGATCTTCTTCGAGGCCGAGAACCTTATCATCAACAAATAACAAATAATATACGTTTTTATTGTTCTTGTCTATTTCTATGGCTATCTTAGATTGGATGCTCTTAAAGCGATCAGTTAATTGTAAAGTGTAACAGACACCTAATAGATAATTGAATGGGCAATATTGATTTTCAGCTACTAGTTCCCATGGTGTGGGCCATGTGTTGGGGTTATAGGGATCTGTATAGACCTTTACCTTAGGTCTAGACTCAAAAAATTTTATTGTTGATTCGAATGGGTTGGGATCGGTCTCTAGATCCTGTCTAAAGTCATACCAACAATCTAATCTCTTTTTAAGAGGCAGATAAAACATCAACTTATAACAGTAGAACTAAAATAAAGTTTTCCTTGGTCTGAAGTTGTAGAATTAGTATAGGTAATGTTTATAGTATCTACACCACCAGAAGAATTAGAATCAACTAAGTTGGCATAAAACTGTAAGTTTTCCTCATATCCAACTGTGCCAGTTGCTTCATATTCATCTACAAATTGAATATTCTGATTAAGTTGATCCACGGCTAAATGTAACTTTCCTTTTCTCATTATCTCGGCGCCAGCGCCGTTTGAAATACTTTGATACATATAAGCTATTTCGTAGCCCATGCTTCCATAATAGGGCAATCTAAATGCGATTAATGGTACACTGATCTGTCCGATACTGATTTCTCTAACATAGCGTTGTGTTTTATAAACATGGCCGCCCACATCTGTTATAAATGGATTACTAGTGTTCGATTCGCTAAGGTCTTTAAATCTATCCGAAATATCCATTTCACTGGCATTGTTGGCCTTATTGAATAGAATGTGAGGCACTAGGGCTGCTGTATTGGCATTACCATCATTGCCCACTCTGGTAAACCTATTTCCCTGACTTAGGTTCTCTGTGCCAGTCCATACATAAATGCCGTGTCTGTCAATATAGGCAAATACACTGTCTTTTATTGAACATTGTCTAGGTCCGTATAACTGTCCTGCTGCTACAAGATCAGTATTTTGTCCGAAACTTACACCCCTATATAAATTTGAAAATTCACATTCGGACCATTGGCAATTCAGTATATCATAGTCACTGTATACACCATAACTTTGATTTGATACACGACAATTTTTAAAATGTAATCGTTCACAGGTCACAACACTACTAAGGCTAGTTAGAGCGAAACCTACACTGTATAAATTACTACCGCTTAAACTAGTCCAACTACCAATCACTTCAATATTTTCAAATACACTATCTCGTACGTTAATTAATTCAAAAGCAGTTTCGGTGGCAGTATCAAGGGTAACTGTAAAACCTTTTAATCTTACATGTTTGGTTTGATTGTTATAGGTAGTAGAAGCGTCATTAGCATATACACCGGGTGTACTCAAATCATTAACAGTCCTAAACACAGGACCGTTAGAACCTGTCATAGCGAATATGGTTTTTTGTGCGCCTGCACCGTTGATAGTAGTGTAGCTAGGAATTCTAATTGTACTAGAAACTTTAAATGTACCAGCAGGAAAATCTAATACTACTCTGCTTTCGGCACTGGCTCGAGTAGCAGCATTTAGGTAAAGTTGATCTAATGCCCTCTGGATAGCTGCGGTATTATCGGTAGTCCCGTCTCCTACTACACCGAAACTCAAAGCACTAACACGTTCATCTAGTCTGTCTTGTATAGTTCGTTCAATAGGATAGTTTACATCAGATCCTGTTTGGATGTTAACAGCATCTTTATAAGAATATTGATCTATTAAATTCAAAAGGTTATCGTGTTCAGTAAGAACTTTGGTATTGCCTACGTAGGGAGCACCTTCTGAAACAGCGCCGTTTCCGATGTAAAGTTCTTGAGTATCAACAGCCCAAGCTAGTTCTCCGCCGGCTAACTGTGGTAGTCCTGAACCTGTGTTTTTTTGTCCTCTACGAATTTGAATTCTAGATATTTGAACTACAGCCATAAAATCTGTCCTTTTTGATATTTAGCCGTAGTTTGCGTAGTATTCTTCTACTCTATCCCACCATTTATTGCAACTTGATTTGTAATTTTCAAATTCTAACACAAATTCCTGATAGACAGGAGGTTTTAAAATTTGTAGTGTTGCGCTGTCTACTTCTGGCTGTATACACATGCAGATAACACCGGTTTCAATTTTTGTGCCATGCATATTATTGTGTGCTTCGGCATAGGCTGCTAGTTGCAGGAAATAATCATCAATCCACTCACGTTTTTTAGGTTTATTAGTCTGTTTAAAGTCTATAATGGCTTCTTTGTTTTTCCAAATGCCTATACAGTCTGTGGTTCCTGCATATAGTCCTGCATGATACAAAGGCACTTCCATTCCCCAAAATTCATTAACATTGCCTAGGCCTGAGTCAATGATAGTTTGTGCCATAGCATGGCTTATTTTACTATAGGGATTAGTGCCTGGTTCTTTTAATACACCGTCTTTGACATAGTTTTCCAAATAACTATGCATCCTAGTGCCTCGACTGGCCGCTTCTGTGGTTATCTGTTGGGCTTTTTCCACGCCCACACGCTTTTTCCATGCAGCTAAAGCTGCTTTGGCTTCTTCTGGTTTGGTTTTATCTAAAATTGTAGTTACTGATGGAACACGACTACCATCTGGTGTTGCATATAGTCTTCGTCCATCAACTGATTCTCTAGATATAGGTTGGTAATTGTAACGTTCAACAAGTAAGGTCATAGTGTAATATATAACCTTACTGACTCTTTGTCAACCTCTTCTTCTGGCAGTGGCGGCAGCGGCCATTTGTCCTACGGCACTGTTATCAACGGTGTTACTTTGATCTGCATCAGGACTGCGAGTTTTGATATAAACTCCTTTACCATCCCAGCGTTCAATAAATGCTTTGAGTTGAGCCCCGTCTGAACTTTTCATCAGAGCATCTAGGCTACTGGCATTTAGGTTGCCCATACCTGCATTTCTAGCGTACATATTGAAAGAAGGCCAATCATAATAGGCTGTTTGCCCACTATCATTGGCCTCGTCTTGTATTACCTGTAATGTGGCTACAAATTCGCCTATGCTTTCATTTACTTTTTTTTTGAACTTAAAATCATGCCTATTCTACGGCTGCGCTCCACACTTTCTCTAGTGGCGCGGCCCGCAGGTTCTTCGCCGCCGGCAGCTGGAGGAGCACTAACTGGAGCCTCTGGTTCTGGCATTTCTGGCATTTCTGGTGCTGCACTGGCACCCATTGTTGGAGCTTCACCGCCTGTGAGGATAGCAACTGCGCCTGCTAGAGCTTCACGATTTCTTTCTAGTGTTTGATATAATTCTTGTAATGCTGGTTTTACAATGCCAGCAAATTGCTCGCTGACATCTGAGCCCATTTCGTCTCTTATAGAGTCCAATAATTCTAATAAGTTTTCTGCTTGCATTGAAGCAGTGTCTTCTAGCCAACTGGTAAGCCTGTCTACCATGTCCTTACTGGCCATGATTAGCTCTGCACGTTCTTCTTCGCCTTCTGTGAGAACTCTTAATGCTCTTTGATTGCCTGTGGTTTCAGCTAATAATCTTGCAAGTACATATTTGGCTGAATCTTCATCTAAGGTATACTGAATAACTAATTCGTTGACTAAATCTTGGGCTGAATCTTGTCCTGATCTTAGCCTATGTACAGCAACACGTCGCCACTCATTGCTAACGCTTTCCATAGCTTTTGCCTGTGCTGCTAATTTCTTAGGATCTTTTTTCATTTTTGTTTTAGAACTTTCTACTATTTCGCCTGAGGCTTCACGTTCTGCAATAGCCTGATTAAGCACATCTAACATCATACGAGTTTTTTGATAGGTATGACTTTCTAGAACGCTGTCATAGCTTTCATTAGTCTCAAATTGACTAAGACTAGTTCGTAGTTTATTCCTAGCATCTTCTAGTTGTTCTCTAGTAAAACTCTCAAGATTAATTTTATAGCCAAATTTCTTTGACATATTTTCGTTTAGTGTTTTGCTGTTCACTGGTTTTGTGAGATCTCTTACCTGCATGTTAGATTCCTATAGGATATTACAGTTATTTATTAAAAATCATCATGTAAGTGCTAGCAATTTCTCTTCTTCTGAGCTTATCTCTAGCTTTACATTCCTGTAATCTAAACAAATAATTATCTCTTTTTTCTGCATCTTTTGAAGTTCTGAGGTAGTGTTGGAAAATTTTAAGATCGGTACGATTATTATGAAATTTTTCGTCCATGTTTTTAATTTTATTGAATTT